ATCCGCTTATTAGTTCTGAAACAAGTATTAGTTACGGACAATCTATGTCTTGGATTGCCGACAATAATCTTTTTGATAATGCGCAAACGATTGCAGATAGTGAAGCAACAACTTGGTTTGTTGCAGGCAGTGGAGAAATTGTTTTTAGAAATCGGCGTTATCGTCAAACACAGTTCACTCCGCTTTACTCTTTCAGTGATACAGGTAGCAACTATGCGTATCAAGCGTCAGAAGTAACAACTAACTATGACCCGACTTTTGTTTTGAACGACATTACTGTTGCAAGAAATGGTGGCGTTATCTCAAACGCTTTTAATGACAGCAGTGTTGTTTCGTATTACCCAAGAACTTATGACAGAACTATTTACAACAACAGTGACCTTGAAACAATAGATTGTGCTTTTTATTTATTAGACAGATACAAAGAACCAATTGTTCGTGTGGAGAGTATTACTTTAACTCCGTCACGCAATACGGCTGTTTGGCAAACTGCATTAGACATAGAGATAGATGATTTGATAACTGTTACAAAAGAACAGAATGTTGATGCATCTAGTGTGCCGATAACAGGTAATTACTTTGTTGAATCTATTACACAGCGAGTTGATGGGCAGACAGGCGATTGGCAAACAACTTTAATGTTGTCTCCGCAAATTAAAACTTACAACGAACTTGGCGCATTTGATACAACACTAAATACAACTAGCGCAATTGGTGCAACATCTTTAACTCTTGTTCGTGGCAGTTACTCTTTGCAAGATTTGTTGTCGGGACAGATGATGACTATTGACAGAGCCGATTCAACTAAGCGTGAAGACTTTGTTGTTGCAGGTACAGTTACACAAACATCTACAACTCTTGTTCTACCTGTGAACAAAATAAATGCCACAGGCGCAACTGTGACTTCTACAATTTATCCAAGCGACACAAGCATTACTGTGAGTGGAGTTGCAGGTTATCCATCATCAGGTACAGCCTTAATTGGTGGCGAGATTGTTTCGTACTTCACTCCTGTCAGTGGCGTTTGGTCTTTAACTCGTGCTTTGAATAACACAATTCCGCAACCAATTATTTCAGGCACGCCTATTTATGGTTTAACTTCCACTCTTACTTCTGCACATACCGCAGGTGTTGCTGTGAATGAATACTTGCCTGCAACAAATACTGATGGTGTTTTTTATTACGACAATCTTGACACTAATGTTTTAACTGTTACAGGTGCAGGTACAACAACAACGCCTGCATCAACTCTTGCTTACACTGCATTGCCTTTGGCAAAGTTGCCTGACTACAACAATGTCCCTGCATCAGATTTCACATCAGGACAAATGTGTTATGTAACTCCGTCAGGTGGTAGCCAAGAACTAGCAACATTCATTCGTGCAAGTGACGCAGTTAGCACAGGTTCTTGGTACGGCTATTTCTATCCGTTGGGTGTGACTCGTTTGTTGTCGGCTGATGTAACAAATGCACAAACAACTATTACTGCAACAACAACATTCCCTGCAACAACAAAAGCAATTTTGATTGACAATGAGTTAATGCAAGTGACAGCAGGTGCAGGCACTGCAACTGTAACTGTTACTCGTGGCACACCTGACTCGGCTGTTTGGAACCTTGCAAACATTGCAGAGCATTACAACTTGAATCAAACAAAGAGCATTTATTGCATTACAACATTGACAGGTCTTGCAGGTTCTTACGCAAACGGCGGTCAGGTGAAAGTCATTTCTGATAGTGTGAGCACTCCAATTCGTTTGGCTTACTAGAAGGATTAGAGATGCAAGTACCAACAGGCAGGCTTTTTACCGCAGGCGATACCTTGTCGGGCGCAGTAATGAATCAAACTGTAACTTCGTTTAGCAATTTCTTTATGGGTAAACCAATTGGTCAGTTCAGAGCATCAGGTACACAAACCGCTTGGGCATCAGGTGTTGCAGTTGTTTTGTTTGATACGGAAGACATTGACAGAGACAACGCACATCTTTTAACACCTGTTGGAGACACAGGTAAATACACTGCAAAAACTCCAGGTTGGTACAGAGTTAATGGTCAAGCATTTTTTGCAGGTAGCACATCAGGCAACTCTCGTTATGTTTATTTTAGAAAAAATGGTTCAACAACTGTCACTGCATCTCAAAGTCGTTTGCAAGGCACATTCCCTGGTGGCGCTGTTGCAGTTCAAACTGCGCCTGCTGTTGTTTATTTGAACGGCTCAACTGATTACATTGAATTGCTTGCAGGTCATGATGGCTCTGTGTCTATTGGTTTGGCGGCACCAATTGCAAACAATGGCGTGAGCATGATGTATGTCGAGTGGGTGTCATTGTGATAGATAAAGATTTATCTATAATTGCAAACATTGCTCAAATACTTTCTGTTGTGTTCCCTATTCTGCTTGGTGTGTATGCGTTTGTTCGTCGTACTGAACGCAAACAATTAAGACAAGAAGCATCACAAGCATTGTTTGAACAAAAGTTAGAAGCATTGAAAGAGATGTTGGATAAACAATTTGGTGGCAATAGTGGTGGAATAAGAGAAGCCATTAACAACATGACATCAAAAGTAGACAAGATTGAAGATAGAGTGAATTGCATTGCAACTGACCTTGCAAGTGTGTCGGGTAAGTTTGAGCAACACATAGAAGAAAACTAGGAGACAAATGAAAACTGCTAATGCTGTTTTGACAAGAGCCTTTAATGAAGTTGGTAATGTAGAGACTCCTGTAAACAAAACTAAATACAGCCGAGCCTTTGGTGTTCGTGTAGCACAGTGGTGCGGTTACTTTGTTGATTGGTGTTTCAAAAAAGAAAACATGAATCATGAGCCAACTTGTGCTTACACTCCTTTGGGTGCAAAGGGATACAACAAAGTCAATCGTTTGTCCGATACAGGTGTGCCACAGGCAGGTGATGTTCTTTTCTTTGACTTCCCATCAGATGATGTGAATAGGATTTCGCATACAGGTTTCTTTGTTAAAAAGATTCGTAAAGGTGTTTGGCTAACTATTGAAGGCAACACATCAGGCAACAATCTTGGTGACCAACGCAATGGTGGAATGGTTGCTATTAAAGAACGCAAAGCAAGTGATGTTGTTGCTCCAGCTGCAAGCGAAGTTCCTGAAACTGAACCAGCACCACGGCCAATAGGATCACCGCCAATAATTGCGTATGGTAAGCCTGTAACTATTAAATTTCCTACTGGAGATGAAACGCTTTGGACATAGATGAAACCAGAGACCGTAACCATGCGTCCTATCTTTGTGTAAGACCCAACGTTGTATCCAGCATATTGAGTAATTGAACCACTGGTCTCAGGAGTTGCCACAACAGTCCATGTGCCTTCTTCGTAGTCGGCAAACAATTCGCTTGTGCCAGTGCCTGGGGTAACAGTAAAGTCGATGCCTTTTCCAGATGTGCCAACCACCAGATTTCCTGTGCTCATCTGCACATTGCCAGTCAATGTTGGTGTGGCAATTGATGGCGATGTGGCCAGCACGTTGTTGCCGGTGCCAGTGTTCGTGACACTGACCACTTCCTTGCTTGCGTTTAATGCCAGCGCAGTGGATGCTGTCAATGCAGACAGAGTGCTTGTGCCTGAGACAGACAGATTCACACCATTCAAGTCTGCACCACCTTCAACACGCTGCCACACGCTTCCGTTGTAGGCTGCCCAATCGCCTACACCCCAATTGCTGATGCCATCGAGGGTTGTAGAGCCTGCCACGCTGACAACGTAGTAGTCGCCTTTTGTGCCTGCTCCTGATGACAATGCTGGAGTGTTGGTGCTGGCATTCCACGTGCCTTTGTAGTTCAACGCACCAATAGCGTTGGAGATAGATGAGACTGTTTTTAGCATTACTTTCTCCTTAGACCAAGAATTCGATCACCGAAGTGACAGGTGGCGCTTGGCTGAATGTGACATTACCGCCAGAAAATGTGTATGTATTTTTGTTCTGATACACGCCATTGATATAAATTGCAGATGGAGCAGAAGAAACTGTAAAAACAGTTTGTGAACCATTGCCAGTAGCATTGCTTGCTGATGAACCAGAGAAAGCATTGTCATTCAAAGAACTATAGATTGTGCTTCCGTTTCTATTCATCACGCGAATGCTGTAGTCTGCATTGACGTACAGGCGTGCAGGCGTTCCGCTGTTTGATGGGTAACCACCAAGTGTGCGAATTGGCTGTGCAGCTGAAATAGTTAAAGATGAATCCCAATAGACATTGACTGGATTTGTCTGTGGGTTGAGGTTAGCTGTTCCGATCCAGATGTAGCCATTTTCAAGAGGCTGACCATCAATGTCAGAAAACACTGGGAATGGTGGGGTTACTTCAACGGTCATTTATTGATTCCCCTGGTCAAATTGGCGCTCGGTTTGGGTTGCTGTCTGCAACCACTGAATCCTTGCGTCCAACGCTTTAGGCAGTTTAGCTGCGTCTGCGAATTTCTGGAAGGATTGTGACATGGCTGTACGACGAATGCTAGCTGCGCTGGGTGTTCCCTTGGTCGCAGCTTCAATGGCAAGTTTCTGGAATCCCTCATCAGCGAACAGTTTTCCTGCTGCTTTGAGTGAATCCTTGTTGCCTTGAGTCATGGCTCCGGTGATCACCGATGTGGCTGCGGCTGCGATTGGGCCACCCATTGCGGCTGCACCAGTCAATGCACCTTTGGCCAGTGTGCTCTCCATGACCTTACCGATCAGGCTTTCGGCCTGCATGCCTTGCAGCAGTGCTTGGTTTGCCTTGCCGGTGGTCAGAACATTGGCTCTGGCCTCTGTGACGCGCTTGGAGACCTCGAACAGATCGCGCAGCACATCTGCCGAGTCTTTGCCCAGCGTGTCCACGATGGTTTTATAGACTGGCGGGTTGGCTCTTAGTTTGGGGTAGATGTCGGCAAACTCGGAGAATCCGAATCCACCCTTTTCAGCACCTCTGGCCGAGCGTGTGACAGATGCCAGTGCGGTGGCCAGCGTTTCTTTTCGCAGGTCTTCTGGGACGGTTTTAAGCAGACGATTGAACTCGCCAGCATCGCCCTTGGCAGCGCCTGTGATGGCGGTGCGCATCTTGTTGGCCACGCTACCCTCGATGTCTTGGCCAAATGCATTCACGATGCGCTTGCCCAATGCTCGCTCTTTTGCGTACAGCAGGTTAGCCGCACGCAGTTGCTGGCGCAGTTCCTCGCCACCAATGTTGCCAACGTTGGTCAGCTGATCGTCAGCGAGTGCCGCATACAGGCGCTTGAGGTCTGCCTCGGCCATGCTGCTATATGGTGACTCCACCTTATTGATGGCATTGCCAATCAAGGATTTTTCTCGCTTGAGCAGTCCGTATGTAACGTCTCCTCGCTCAATCATCTTTGCCAGCTTTCGCTCGGCTGCTGACATGCCTTCCTCAGTGACTTCTGCCTTGATAGCATCAAGGGTTTCTTTGAGTTTTGGCAGGTCAACAATCGATGTCTTTGGCACCACTTCGTCGACTGCGTTGTAGACCTTGCCTGCCTGTGCATTGAGGTCTGAACGTGTCTTGGTCAGCGAGTCTTTGATCTTTTGCGACACCACGCCAGGTGCGACTGCGCCTTCAACAAAGGTAGCATCGAATTGCTTGATCACATCGTCGGCTTTGTCCACAGCCTGCGTGACTGTGTTTCGCCATGCGCCCT